GATTAATAATAACCAGGGCGGCCTTCTTAATATTGTATCGAGGGTCAGTGATAAGGCTCCTGGTGATTTTGGTCACCCAATTCAGTATGATGCTAATAATTCAAACTGGTATATTCGCACGAGTATTGATCCATCACAAAACACTCTTTGGCAGAACATTGCGAACAACCAAAACGTTATTGGTGCAAGAACCAATAAAACATTCTTTAACAGAAGAGAAGATACTAGAGGATTAACTGATAAAATTTATAAGGTAAGATATGTTATTCCTAAGGAATCTTCTGATGCAAGACCACCTATCTCTGGTTATATCATTCAGGAATCAAGCACAGTTGGTGTAACAACGGGCACTGATTTTACTAATAATATTACTAACGTTAACATTCAAAGAAACGTTAAAGTTATTAAGAGTGTTGATCGTAATGCAAACACTGGTATCACTACAATCGTAACAGAAAAACCACATAGTTTCCTCGTTGGTGACTCTGTACGGTTACAGAATATTAGGAGTAGTGGAAATACAACTGGTATTGGAGATTCTGGATACAATAGAAACAGGGTCGTAACTGGAATTACAAGTTCAAAAGGATTCACTGTTACATTCTCAGATGATCCTGGTACATTCATTAGTAATGTATCAACAAGAGACTCAAATCTTCCTACCGTTTCTAGGAAAAAGTATAAGGATACCTTCACCGTCTATCGTGTGGAGACGATTAGAGCCCACGAAGTTAACAAACAGGATGGTATTTATCACTTAACATGTATTGATAGTAGTATTTCTCCAACCGTCAATGAGTTTACTGGTTCCAAGTTTAACCAAAACATTGAGAACCTTTATCCTCAGTTTGATGCAGACAACTTCAACATGGATCCACTCCATGCTTCAAGTTTCGCGGTCAATGAGCCAATTGGTAAGGTTATTACTAACGACCTCAAGAGTAGTATTACTAAGGAGTTCTCAAATAATTATCTTGTTGCAAACAGAGTTGGTTATGCAGTAACTGGTGCTCTTGGTTCCACACAAGGCATTTCCACAGTATTCACCAACGTTGAACATAACCTCAATAGTGTTATCTCTGTTGGTATTGGATCTAGTGGTGTTGGATATGGTGCAGGTATTTCTACCACACTGTATAACGCAACCTTAGCCTACGCTGGAATTTCAACAGGTCAGGGCGCAACTGCCAACATTAGTGTTGATGCTGTTGGTGGAATTACTGCGATTTCGATCGTTGACGGTGGTTCTGCCTACGGTGTTGGACATACACTGAGAGTTACTGGAGTACAAACCAATACTGGATTTGTTGAGGGTTGGGTAACTGTCAACAAGATTAACAATAATATCGGTGATGCACTGCAAATTGTTGGTGTTGGTAGTGAAACTAACAGATATAATTCTGGATTCAATGGTATTCACACTATTACTTCACTGACTCCCAAATCAGTAACGTACAATAATGGTGTTAATGCTGGTATCTACACTGCAACAACAGTTGGTATTCATACTGGTTTCTTCATGATTTCTGGTGATGCTCCCAACATCACATCTATCAACTATACTGATCCTCTCACTGGAATTGTAACGGTAACAACTGCAAATCCTCATGGTCTCAACATTAACAACTCATTCAAGATTGTTGGTGTTGCACAAACCATTTACAATGGTGAGTTTGTTGTAAACGAAAGAGTTGGTGTTAATACCTTTACTTTCAAGTTTACTAAGAAGTTTAATACAGACTCTTACACATCTGGTGGACAAGTTCTGCCTATTGTTTACGGTGCCAGAGGTGGAGTAACTGAAGTTGGAAATGAAAGAATTGCACAGAGATTCGTACCTCTTTATGTTGGTATTGGAACAACTCTTGGTGCTGCTGGAATCACAACAACTTCAACAACACTTGCACTCTCCGATAGTTCTGGTTTCTATAAGGGAGACTATGTACAAATCGATGGTGAGATTGTTAGAATTGCAAGTGATTTCTCTTCTAATCAGGCTACTGTTCTTAGAGGTCAACTTGGTTCTAGAACCGCAAGTCATGATGGAACTTCTGTTGTTAAGAAAGTCCGCGTAATTCCAACCGAAAAGAGAAGATATTCTATTCTCCGTGCATCTGGTCACACATTTGAATATCTTGGTTATGGTCCTGGTAACTACTCAACAGCTCTGCCACAAAAACAAGATCGCGTCTTGACCAGAGAGGAACAGTTCCTGTCGCAGTCCAAGACTGATAATGGTGGATCTGTTGTCTACACTGGTATGAATGATACTGGTGACTTCTATATTGGTAACAGAAGAGTAAGTTCTCTTGATGGTACAGAATCAACCTTTAACATTCCAATTCCAACCACAACTGGATCTGATACTGCAACTGATGCAACAAGTGGAAGACTTGATGTTATCTTCGATAGTGTCAATATTCGTGAGAGTCTGGTTGTTGATGGTAACAACAATACCACAATCAAACTGAATGCTCCTACACAGATTAGTGAAAAACTGACATCTACATCAATCGATGGTGTTGAAGTTGTTTCTCTTGACATCACGGCAGGTCTGGCTCAAGCTAGAACAATTACATATTCACCAATTCAACCTGTTGATTCGGGAGTTGAAGGTGATATTGTATTCCGTTCCAATCCATCTTCCGGCACATACATGGGTTGGGTATATACTGCGCAGGGATGGAAGAGATTTGGATTAATTTCCACTGAAGTTAATGAAACACAACTGAGTGTTGATCAAATTGGTGTTGGATCTACAAGTGCAAGTCGTATTGGAAATCAACCAGGTGTTGATGTTCGTGGTCAATATGTTGCTGATAATCATTTGATTGTTGGTATTGCAACTTTCCTTGGAACCACCACATTTGTTGATGTTTCATTCACCGAAACTAGAATCGGTATTGGTACAATTAACACACGTCTTGATGTACCAGGAGATGCTGAGTTTACTGGAATTACAACTGTCAATGATGGTAGATTTGTTGACATTCAAGTAAGTGCTGGTGCAACATTCAATGGAAACACTGATATTGGTAACTCAACCAGTGATACATTGACAATCACTTCAAGAGTTGATAGTAGAATTGATCCTTCAGTTGATGCAACTCATGACTTGGGTGCTGGTGCTAACAGATGGAGAAACATCGTTGCATCTGGTGTTGTAACTGCAACGTCCTTTGAGGGTGATGGTTCAAACCTGACCAACACTGGTGCTACCCTGAGTGCTGCATCTGGTTCTCAACGGGTTGTTCTTACCAGTTTGACAAGTGGCACTATGGTAAGTGCTGCTACCAGTTCTGCACTGGCATTCAATGCGGGCACTGGAACTCTTAGTGCAACTGTATTCAGTGGTTCTGGTTCACTCCTAACCAGTATTCCTAATAGTGCTACAACCGCAACTAATACAAATACTGCAAATGCCATTGTAAGACGTGATGCTTCTGGTAACTTTACTGCTGGTACAATCACGGCAGACCTGAGTGGTAATGCAACATCCGCTGACACGGTAGACACAACTGCAACTACCACTGACGCAACTCATTACGTTACTTTTGTTGACACCTCAACCTCAAGTTCTGGTGAAACGATTAGAATGTCAAGTAACTTGACATATAATCCATCAAGCCAAATCTTCACAAACTCTTCTGATGAAAGACTGAAGACTAACATCGTTGGTATCACTGGTGCTGTTGAGAAAGTACAACAACTCCGTGGTGTTGAGTTTGATTGGATCTCAAGTGGACAACATTCAATCGGTGTTATTGCACAGGATGTTGAGAAAGTTGCTCCAGAACTGGTAGAAACCCGTGATGATGGAATGATGGGTGTTGACTATGGTAAGTTGACTGCCCTCTTGATTGAAGCTGTTAAGGATCAACAAAAACAGATTGAAGATCTTAAGTCAAGACTGGATGAGTTGACTAAATAAGTAAGATCAAACCGATATATATCGGCTAAAGGTACATACCGCATTGAGAGAGCCACATGGCATCGAACATTAAGTTCAAGAGATCTTCTGTAGCTGGTAAAGTTCCAACACAAGGACAATTGCCAGTTGGCGAATTAGCTATCAATACCGCTGATGGTATTGTTTATACACAGAAGGATGATGGTTCGGTTGTACCTATAGCTGGTGCTGGTTCTTCTGTCAGTAATGTCATCTATGTAACTCAAGATGGCAATGATACCAAT